CGTGGGTACGGCGGCCCCAAGCGTCACGGGCTGCAAGGTTTACCAATTGCCCGCGTTTAACTGCGTTATAAACTTGGTCGCGCGTGTATCCATCGGCCAGCAGCTGGGCCATGGTGCGCGGTTCTGTGATGTTCATATGGTGCAGCAGCCACAGCATGGCGCGTCTTCACAACGGCCCTTTTTGTTGCGGTAGAACTCGCGGCCCGAAAAGTTGTAAACATCGCTCACGCGCGGGCTGGTGGTTGAAAATTGGATTGTGTCGGCGTCAGGCTCCAGCTCCGCCGTTCGGGTTTCTGTGTTGTAAATGATGAAATCCCCGGGGTTTATGCGGGCGCCTGATAGGCTGCACTTCCCGGGGTATTTTGCGCGCATTGTTTTAAGCATAATTCAACCTTTCAAAATTGGAATGACTCGGCGGGCCAGCTTGTCGGTTTGCTTGGCCTTGCTGCCATGGGCCCGGAAACCCACAATAAAATCACGATCGGCCCGGCTGCACCATGGTTCGAAATTCCCGCATGACTCACACGTTATTTCGTCTCGGGTTTGGGCCTCACAGACCACGATTAGGCGCCCGGCTGGGGTGTGGCTGACTTTTGGCGTATCCATGGGCACAACGGCAACAACGGGCCCGGCGCCGGTGTTGGCCAGCTTGTCGGCGTGGCCGGCATTGTCGGCGCTTAGGTTTATCGTAAAGCCCCAAGCGTTGGCGTGTTTCACCCAGCGCAGGGCCTCGGGCTGGTGTTTGTGCGTGTAGGTAAACCCGCGCCGGCCCCGGTTGGCCTTCACGATCAGGCCCAGCGCGTGGGCGTCTACTGCTTCACCCTTGCCGGGCAGATCACCCACTACAGCAAAACGCCACACTTGGCCGGGCGGTAAGCTTTGAATGTGGCCGGCCAGCTGCTGCACCGGGGCGCCGCGCTGGGGTACCTTGTCCCAGCTCATGCGGGTATGAAAATCTTCACCATAGCAGCCGGCCCGGTAAAGGGCGCAGCCGGGCGGGCAAGTGTCGCGGAGGTTGTAAGTAACAGGCAGCGGGCCGGTTTTGCGGTTTCCGCTATTTCGAATGAATGTGTAAAGCATTGCAGCCCCTTAGTTAAATGCGGGCGCGGTGGCCGTGATCTGTTCGACAATTGCGGCGGTTTTGGCCGGGTTTATTTCATCGGGGCCGGCTTTGTATAGGCGCTCGATAATGGATAGATCACGGCCCAGTAAATAGGTGCCGTTATCGCCGTTGTCGCGGTCGCTGGTGCCGTATTGCTGGCGGTAGACTGTCATCCCCACATTGCAGCGGAAAAAATGCCGGGCCATCATTTCGGCCAGCTGGTCGAGCGCTTCGGCTTGTGCTGCAGCTGTTGGCGCATGGCGCAGGCCCAGCGCGCGGGCCGCGTCTATAAAGCCCTGAACGCTGGCCCGGCCTCCGTTCCAATGCAGATAAATTGCAGGCGCATTGCGGGCGGTGTTGAAAGTTAAAACGGCTCTGTTTCCCATGGTTAAAACCCCTTTGTAAAAATGTCGAAGTAAAAAAGGGCGCCCACAGTCAGGGCGCCGGCCACTAGCAAAATGGCCGCGAAGTCTGCACCGGCTGCAGCGCGTGATTCGGCGCGCTCGGCGGCCGGGCTGTAGTGCTGTCGGTGTTGGTGGTGTTTCATTGGTTCCATGGTTTTCCTTTTGGTTGGTTGGGGTTTATGCATCGTCAAGCATGAGGGCTGCGCGCTCGGCGTAGTCGGCCCGGGCTTCGCGCTCGAGTTCGCGCCGGCCTTCGTGGTCGAGGTCGTGCAGCTGGTCGCGTATCTTCCCGAGTCGAACCTTAGCCAGCAATACGGCGCCGCTGCCAATATCCCAGCCGGCGGCCCAAGCGGCCCGGCGGTCGGCCTCTTCGGCCCTGTAGTCGGCAAGGGCCAGCTCTTCGAGCGCTTCCAGCTCTTCGGTCGTTGTGTTTAGGTTCTTAAGCGCTGCCAGCTGTTGGCCGATACCCAGCCCGGCCAGCGGGCGCGATACGTTCGGGAAATAGTCAACGGCGGCGGCGTAGTGTTTACCGGCCAGCACAGTTATAGCGCGGTCTTTATGCTGCTGCAGCTGCTGCGCGACCATGCCGGCCCAGACCTTGCGTTGTTGGGTGTTCATGTCACACAGCGCGCGATCGTAGGGCTGCAGCTGGCGCGTGGGGCTCACGGCGCCGTGTAGGGCCGAGAGGATGATTACATCAGCGCCGGCCCGCTCTGCTGCGGCCATGGCCAGCTTGAACGCTTGGCCCTGATACAGCTCTGCAGCTGGTGCAGCGTGGCCCAGCTTGGCGCTACTGCAGGCGATAAGGTAGAGAGGTTTCATAGGGTTCCTTTCGGTGGTGGTTAAAACATGAATAACGATTACATAATGTCATGTGTTGACTTGTCAAGGGGTTTTTTTACAGTTAATGCAAAATAAATTGGCCGGCAATAATCCTGGGGAGGGGTGAGCTGCTGCAGCTGGTGAGCTGATAGGCCATGATGGCCAGCTGGGCCGTGGTGGTTTGCATTGCTGCGCGTGGTCTGCTATGTTCGGGATTCTTATTTCATACCCATTGAAAACACCATGGTTCAAAAGTTAACACGCGCGCAAATAAAAGCCGGCTTTGAGCAAGTCCCCATTGAATCGCTGTTAAGCAGCGGAGAGGGTAGAACACCCAAGATCAGCAGCAAGGCTAAGGCCTTCGCTCATGCCGTTGCACTCGGTAACACTAAGGCTGCAGCATACCGGCAAAGCTATAACCCAAAGCCTGCCAAGTCAACCATTGTGACGGCGCCATATAAGCTCGCGGCCGATCCTAGAATACAGCGTGAGGTTGAAGCGTATAAGCTGGCAATAGAAGCGGAGAAACATCGAACCCCTGCACAATTGAAGGCCCTGCTGGTGCAGCAGCTGGTAGAGCACACACTAAACCCAGAGTTCCCACCGGCCCAGCGTATGCGAGCGCTGCAGCTGATCGGTAACCTATTCGAAGTCGGAGCCTTCCTTGAGCGTAAAGAGAGCACCATCGTGCACAAGAGCGCTGACATACGGGCCCGGCTGCTCGATAGGCTGCAGCAGCGGGCGCCCAGCGCTGGCCCGGTCACCGATGCTCTGGAATTGATGGAAGAAATTCGAGGGGCTGCCACTTCGGAGGCTGCCAGCGGCGCACCCACCGCACCCGGGGCCCCGCCTGCAGGCCCCCGCGCGCCGGGCGCCCTATCACATACTGTTTCTGACATTCAAACATTAGACTCTGACATTCAAACACCAGAAAAAAAAGAGGGGGGGCCCTCCAAAAATCCAGATGAGCAGATCCTCGACTTTGATACAGAATGACCCCCCCTATGTTTATGTATACAAAAAGGGGTGGGGTATATTTTTTCCACATCTGTCAGTGACGATAGTGAAACTTACATGAAACTTACAGATTCTTACAATGATACATAAGAATAAAGAAGCGATTAAGCAAACGTTAGAGGCGTGTATAGGGGCGTGTATGACTGAGAAGCAAAGGACTGTGTTCCTTGTGATAGATGAGTATTGGAGGAACTATGGATATGGGCCTTCTATAGATGACATCATGTTTCATACTGGAGATAGAGGGCGGGGGAATGTACACAGGGTTGTGAAGAAGCTCTGTGACTTAGGGATATGCAGGCGCAGTGTTCATTCGGCACGTAGTGTGCGCCCGTCTTACTTAAAGTTGAGGAACCTTCCTTGAACAAAAAACAACAACTGGAGATGCAAGAGGAGCGCGACCTGTTTGTAAGGAGGGTGATGTTTGCTCTTAACCTTACGAAACCAGAAGCCGAGGCCGCCGCTGTGACTTTCTTTAAGATGCCTTCTAACGAACAAGCCTCTTACCTTGACGACCTTGACGCATTAGAAGCCAGCCAACAAAGAGAAGAAGCCTTTGATGACTTTAATAAGTTCGCCCATGCTATGTGGCCGGGGTTCATTGATGGCCGCCACCATAAAGTCATGGCTAAGAAGTTTGAAGAGATCGCGACTGGAAAGATTAAACGCTTGATCATCAATATGCCCCCACGGCATACGAAGTCTGAGTTTGCTTCGTATATGTTGCCGGCTTGGTTTCTGGGACGGGATCCCAGTAAGAAGATCATCCAGTGTTCCAATACAGCAGAACTCGCGGTGGGCTTTGGCCGTAAGGTTCGTAACTTAGTAGCCAGTGAGCCGTTCTCTAAGATATTCCCCAATGTTAATTTAAGGTCAGACAGTAAAGCCGCTGGACGTTGGTCTACAAATAAAAACGGAGAGTATTTTGCTATCGGGGTAGGCGGTACAGTAACAGGTAAAGGTGCTGATCTATTAATCATTGACGATCCCCACTCTGAACAAGAAGCCGCCTTGGCCCAAGGAGATAACTCTGTCTTTGATAAAGTCTATGAGTGGTACACCTCTGGCCCTCGTCAACGTCTTCAGCCGGGTGGTGCGATTATTGTCGTGATGACGCGCTGGGCCAAGAGGGATCTGACTGGCCGGATCTTGCAGTCTGCGATTGATAAAGACGGAAACGATGACTGGGAAGTAATTGACTTCCCTGCAATTCTCCCATCGGGAAATCCTTTATGGCCAGAGTTTTGGAGCCTAGAAGAACTACACGCCCTACAGTCTGAACTGCCTGCGGCTAAGTGGAATGCCCAGTATCAACAGAGCCCGACTAGTGAACAAGGCGCGATTGTTAAGCGGGAGTGGTGGAAAGAATGGACAGACGAAGACCCGCCTAAGTGCGAGTTTGTGATCCAGTCTTGGGATACGGCGTTTACTAAAAACGAACGCTCTGACTATTCAGCTTGTACGACTTGGGGGGTTTTCTATTTGAACGAGAACCAGAACGATGCGAATATTATTTTGTTAGATGCGTTTAAAAAGCGCATGGAATTCCCAGAGTTAAAAGAGAAAGCCTTTAATCACTATAAAGAGTGGGAGCCAGATGCGTTTATCGTTGAGGCCAAGGCGTCCGGAGCGCCATTGATTTATGAACTCAGGGCGATGGGGATACCTGTTCAAGAGTTTACGCCGTCTAGAGGTAATGATAAGATGGTGAGGATCAATTCTGTATCTGATTTGTTTGCCAGCGGTAAGGTTTGGGCGCCAGCTACGCGCTGGGCTGATGAGTTAATGGAAGAAATGGCTGCGTTCCCAAACTCAGACCACGATGACTTAGTTGACTCTTCTACGCAGGCTCTGATAAGGTTCAGAAAAGGCGGGTTTATACGCTTGCAGACAGACGAAGAGGACGAAGTTCGCTCGTTTAGACGCAAAGTTTCTTACTACTAAGGATACATATGTCCATTGAAAAATCACTTTACGCCGCACCAGAGGGTTTAGAAGCCCTAATGCCTGATACCGAAGAGGACGGCGGCATTGAAATTGAGATTGTTGACCCTGAAGAGGTCACAATTAGTATGGGTGGGATGGAAATAGCAATTGGCGGCGAAGAGATAGATGACTTTGACGCTAACTTAGTTGATTATTTAGACGAATCTATCGTAACTGGGATAGTGACTGACCTAGTTGGCGACTATGACGATGACGTCAACTCCCGTAAAGACTGGATGCAGACCTATGTAGACGGGTTAGAGCTCTTGGGGATGAAGATTGAAGAGCGCGCCGACCCTTGGATTGGTGCTTGCGGTGTTTACCACCCATTATTGTCAGAAGCTTTGGTTAAATTCCAAGCTGAAATCATGATGAGCACGTTTCCTGCAGCTGGGCCAGTGAAGACCCAGATCATTGGCAAGGAAACCCCCGAGAAAAAAGACGCTGCGACCCGTGTTCAAGATGATATGAACTATCAGCTGACGGATGTAATGACAGAGTTTAGGCCAGAGCACGAAAGAATGGTCTGGGGTCTTGGTTTGTCTGGTAATGCTTTTAAGAAAGTCTACTTTGATCCAAATTTTGACAGACAAACATCAATATTCGTTCCGGCTGAAGATCTGGTTGTGCCTTACGGCGCGTCCGACATTCAAACGTCCCCTCGCGTTACGCACGTTATGCGAAAGACGGAAAACGAGCTGCGTAAGTTACAGGTTGCTGGATTCTATGCCGACATTGATTTGGGAGAGCCCAACAATACGCTGGATGAAGTAGAGAAAAAGATCGCTGAGAAGATGGGATTCCGCGCTTTGTCGGATGACCGCTACAAAATCCTTGAGATGAACGTAGAGCTCGACCTTGAAGGTTACGAGCACACCGATAAAGACGGCGAACCTACAGGAATTGCCCTGCCTTACATTGTGACCATTGAACATGGAAGCATGAAGTGTCTGGCTATCCGCAGAAACTGGAAACAAGGCGACAAACTCCACACTAAGCGCCAGCACTACGTCCATTATGGCTACGTCCCCGGCTTTGGCTTCTATTGTTTTGGACTGATTCACTTAGTTGGAGCATTTGCTAAGTCTGGTACGTCTATTTTGCGTCAATTGGTGGATGCAGGGACTCTGGCCAACTTGCCCGGCGGCTTTAAAACCCGTGGTCTGCGGGTTAAGGGAGATGACACACCAATCGGCCCAGCTGAGTGGCGCGATGTGGACGTACCAAGCGGATCTATTGCAGAGAACATCATGGCTCTGCCTTACAAAGAGCCGTCACAAGTATTGGCAACTCTTCTCGATAAGATTGTCGAAGAAGGCCGCAAGTTTGCGTCTGCCGCTGACATCCAAGTTGCTGATATGTCTGCCAACTCTCCCGTTGGTACGACACTGGCCATCCTTGAGCGTCAGTTAAAGGTAATGACCGCTGTTCAGGCGCGTATTCACTATTCATTTAAGCAAGAGCTGGCTCTTCTGCGCGACATTATCAGAGACTACACACCTGATGAATACTCTTACCAGCCAGAAGAAGGATCCCGCAAAGCCAAGCGATCTGATTACGACTTAGTTGATGTTATTCCTGTGAGTGATCCCAATGCGGCCACGATGGCGCAGAAGATTGTCCAATATCAGGCGGTGATCCAGCTGGCCCAGCAAGCTCCCCAGATCTATGACTTACCACAGTTACATAGGCAGATGCTTGATGTCCTCGGTATTAAAAACGCCCAGAAGTTGGTGCCGTTGCCTGATGATGAGATGCCAAAAGACCCAGTCAGCGAGAACATGGCCGCACTGAAAGGTATGCCGATGAAGGCGTTTATCTACCAAGATCAACAAGCCCACATTGCTACGCACCAGACGTTCATGCAAGACCCATTGATTCAAAAGACGGTGGGTCAGAACCCCATGGCCAATCAGATCATGGCTTCTATGCAGGCTCACATTGCCGAGCACTTAGGCTTCCACTATCGTCAGTTGATAGAGAAGCAAATGGGTGTGCCAATGCCCGCCCCGAACGAGAAATTGCCAGAGGATGTGGAAGTCCAGCTGTCGCAGCTCATCGCACAGGCAAGCGCCCAGTTACTGCAAGCCAATACTGCACAGGCCCAGCAGGCTCAAGCGGCGGCTATGCAACAAGATCCCCTTATCCAAATGCAACAGCAAGAGCTGGCGCTTAAGGGTCAAGAGGTGCAGCGTAAGGCTCAGAAGGATGCAACTGATGCCCAGCTCAAACAATCACAGCAGCAGATTGAGCGTGACCGTATCGCTACCCAAAAGGAAATTGATATGGCGCGCCTGCAGGCTACGATACAAAAAGATCAGATGGAACTAGCCCAAGACGCCCAGTCAGAGAAGACCAAACTTTTGGCTGACATGATGAGGAATAAACAATGATCGACAAATACCTAAAACTTCTAGCTTCAAAGATAGATGACAAAGTATCCCAACTCCAAATGTCAATAGCCGATGGCAAGGCTGAAGACTTTGCGGAGTACAAGAAGATGTGTGGAGAGGTGAAAGGTCTACTCACTGCACGTTTATACATCATAGACCTACAAGAAAGAGTCAATCACGATGACGATGACGAGTGAGATTTCAAATCTCGACATAACCAAGGCCGTGGATTTATCCAAGATCTTGAACACAAAGCCAGAGGAGAAGGCTAAACAACTTCCCCGCCCATCTGGTTACAGAATTCTTTGTGCCATACCCGATATGGAAAAAGAATACGGAGACTCCGGACTCATTAAAGCGGAAGAAACTCTCATGATTGAGGAAACCCTGACTACTGTGTTATTCGTAGTAGACATGGGCCCAGACTGCTACAAGGACGCAAGCCGATTCCCATCTGGCCCGTACTGCAAGAAGGGTGACTTTATCTTGATTAGACCCAATTCAGGAACGCGACTGGTAATTCACGGCAAAGAATTCCGTGTGATCAATGACGATTCTGTTGAAGGCGTAGTAGATGATCCTCGCGGTATTCGCCGTAAATAAGGAACAACATGGCTGAAACTTTTAAATTCCCAGACGAACAGGATGACGTAAAGGTCACCACAGAAGACGATCAAACTGATGAACAGATCATCATTGACGTAGAAGACAACACGCCGGAAGAGGATCGCGGTAAACCCCCTCTGCCGGACAATGTAAAGGAAGAGCTCTATAACGATGAGCTGGAAGACTATTCCAGTAAGGTCAAAAAGAAGCTAATCCAGATGAAGAAGCTGGCTCACGATGAACGCCGTGAGAAAGATAACGCTATACGAGAGCAACAAGAGGCTATTGCCTTTGCTCAAAAGGTAATGCAAGAGAACCAGCGCCTTAAGTCAAACCTTAATAACAGCGAGAAGAACGTGCTTATGAGCGTTCAGAAAGCTGTGGCTATGGAGATGGAAGCGGCCAAGCGCGCTTATCGTGAAGCCTATGATTCTGGCGACACTGATAAGGTGATGGAAGCCCAAGAGCGTCTTACCCAAGCAACCCTCAAAACCGAAAAAGTAAAGAATTTTCGTCCACCCGCTTTACAAGAGGAAGAAACTCCTGTACAAATGCAATCACAGCCGGCACCACAGTTCCGTCCTGACCCCAGCGCGCAAGCATGGCAACAGGAAAATCCGTGGTTCGGAGAAGATGAAGAGATGACCAGTTTAGCTCTAGGCCTCCATGAGAGACTCAAGCGCGAAGGTGTTCAGGTTTCATCACAAGAATATTATCGAAAGATAGACGCCACTATCCGCAAGCGTTTCCCCGAGCGATTCGAGGAAGAAGCGGAACAAAATGAGCGCCCAGTCGCTCGAAGAAGTTCGGTGGTAGCACCGGCTACAAGGTCAACTGCTCCTAAGAGGGTTCGTTTGAATCCATCTGAAATGAGTCTGGCCAAGAAACTAAATTTAACGCCCGAGCAATATGCCAAGGCGAAACTCGAAATGGAGGCCAATAATGGCTGAAAACAGAAAACCGCGTGAACTTGAAGATAGATTGATGGCTGAACGTCCTAAACAGTGGCAGCAGGCCGAACTTCTACCTGAACCCGACAAGCACCCGGACTACGCTTACCGATGGATTCGTGTTTCTAATTTAAACACAGCTGACCCTCGTAACTTGGCCGCAAAACGGCGCGAAGGATGGGAGCCAGTAGGTTTAGATGAACAACCACAATTTAGACTGTTAGCTGATCCCAATAGCCGTTATAAAGACCATATTGAGATTGGCGGGTTGTTACTCTGTAAGACCCCGAAAGAGTTTGTGGAACAGCGTAATACGCACTTTAACAAGTTGACACAATCTCAGACGGAAGCTGTAGACAACAATCTAATGCGTCAAAGCGATGCGCGGATGCCTCTCTTCAAAGAGAATAAATCCTCGTCTAGCTTTGGTAAAGGTACTTAAATTTTATAGGAGTCTTAAATGGCTTATCCTGTGGTTTCAAGCCCTTACGGGCTAAAACCGATCAACTTGATCGGAGGTCAGGTATTTGCGGGTTCTACTCGTGAATACGCAATCATCAACAACTACGCTACGAACATCTTTTATGGTGATCTCGTGGGCTTGGTTCGCGGTAATTTAGAGCGTCTTTCTGTAAGTACTGGTACGTTGGGTACAGTAGCGGGTGTCTTTTTGGGATGCTCGTATACCAACCCGCTGACCAAACAGAAGACGTTTTCTCAGTATTATCCAGCAAGTACTGCTGCGGGCGACATTATGGCTATCGTTTGTGACGATCCTGACACTGTGTTCTCTGCTGTTGTTTGCTCGGCTACTACTGTTATTGCTTCTGGTGCTCGTGCAATGATCGGCCAAAACGTGGCCATGATCAACAACACTGGCAGCACTGCAACTGGTAATTCAAAGAACGCAGTTCTAGCTCCAAGCGATACGCCTGCAACGACAGATGCTCTGCCTTTGCGTGTGTTGGGTTTGAATCCAGATACCGAAGTTTCTCTTGGTTCCGCCACATTCACAAGCATTTCAACTGCCACTATCACTTGTAGCGCAATTCCCTTTGCGTTGCCTGTTGGTACTGATGTAGGCTCATTGGACTCTAACGGCAATTACATTGCTTCAGGATCCTTTGTAGATACAGCAGCGGCGGCTGGTGCAACGACTGTGATTTTGAATCAAGCCCCCATCACTGCGTTTGCCGCAAGCTCAACGTTGATCTTTAATCAATTCCCAGAAATTCTGGTTAAATTGAATTTTGGTCAGCACGAGTATTACGCAGCAACTGCTACAGCATAAGGAGCTAGATCATGGCTATTTCACGCGCACAACTACTTAAAGAGTTGCTTCCCGGTCTGAACGCTTTGTTCGGTCTGCAATATGCAACATACGATCAAGAGCACAAAGAGATCTACGAAACTGAGACATCAGAGCGTAGCTTCGAAGAAGAGACTAAACTCTCTGGCTTCTCTGCCGCACCAGTCAAAAATGAAGGCTCTGCCATCAGCTATGACAATGCACAGGAAGCATGGACTGCTCGATACAACCACGAAACCATTGCTTTGGGCTTCAGCTTGACTGAAGAGGCTATCGAAGATAACTTGTATGACTCTTTGTCTGCACGTTATACGAAAGCTTTGGCCCGCGCTATGGCATACACCAAGCAAGTTAAAGCAGCCGCTGTTTTGAACAACGGTTTCTCTAGCGCTTATGTTGGTGGTGACGGTGTTGCATTGTTCAGTGCATCACATCCTTTGGTGTCTGGTGGTACTAACAGTAACGTTCCTACTACACCAGCTGACTTGAACGAGACTTCTTTGGAAGCCGCCGTTATTCAGATCAGCTTGTGGACAGACGAGCGCGGCCTGTTGATCGCAGCTAAACCAAAGAAATTGGTTGTTCCTTCTTCATTGCAATTCGTTGCTACCCGCTTGCTCGAAACGGAACTCCGTGTCGGTACAGCTGATAACGACATCAACGCAATTAAGAACAACGGTTCAATTGCTGAAGGTTACTGTGTAAACCACTTCTTGACCGATACTAACGCTTGGTTCTTGACCACAGACGTTCCTAACGGCATGAAGCACTTTGTTCGTTCACCCTTGGCTAACTCCATGGACGGCGACTTCGATACAGGTAACGTTCGTTACAAGTCTCGCGAGCGTTATTCTTTTGGTTGGTCAGATCCATTGGGTATGTTCGGCTCTGCTGGTGCTTAATCAGCGGTAAAGAAAAAGGGGGCTTCGGCTCCCTTTTTTGTTGCATTGTTTTTATTTGAGTGGTATAAACATATTAATCCGGGCTTATCCGGTGCATTAGACAGTCCCGGCTGACGACATACAGACTGATGCACTTAACTTGTATGTAAGGAAAAATCATGGCAAATACCACGTTTAACGGCCCAGTTCGTTCTGAAAACGGCTTTCAAGACATTTCTATTAACGCAACAACTGGCGCAGTTACAGTTGACGCTACGTTTGGTGCTACCACTAGCGTAACCAACCTAACTACTACAAATCTGGTTTTTACTGACCAAAACCATCCCTCAACCGCTGCTATTAACGCCACAGCAACAGCCACCGCAGCAGAAGTTGCTACGGGCTACATCACTTCAACTTCTGTTGGAACAGTCACCATCACTTTGCCTACAGGCACTTTGCTTGGCGCAGCCTTGGGCGCAACTCGTGGCACTACGCTGGACTTGTACGTTGACAACACCGCTGGCGCAAACACCGTGACTATCGCTGTTGCAACTAATGGCATCTTGTCTGCCGCTGCAGCCGCTGGTTCTAGTGCTGGTGCTGGCCTGTTGACCGTGCCATCTGGCGTAACTGGCATTGGTTGCTTCCGCATCATGTTCTCTAGCGCCACTGCATACGTGTTCTCTCGTATCGCTTAATCAACCCAAGGGGCTTCGGCCCCTTTTTTAAAGGAGATTGATTATGATGCAAACAGACGTAAAAGCCGTTCATTTAGAAGCGACTGGCACTGCGGTGCCCTACCGCACCCGAGTGCGGGGCTATCAATTCTTGACTGGCGGCACTGCTGGTGACATTATTTTTCGCGACGGTGGTTCTGGCGGCCCCATAACTTTGCAATTTAATATTGCTGTTTCACCAACAAATCCGCTATCATTTACGGTTCCCGGAGAAGGCGTTTTGTTTAGTACAAATGTCCATATAACTTTGCCTGCCAGCGCAAAAATCACGGTGTTCTATGGCTAAGAGTCCAGCATGGCAGAGGAAAGAGGGAAAGAGTCCGACTGGTGGCTTGAATGCCAAGGGACGCGCCTCCGCCAAAAAGCAAGGTATGAACTTGAAACCTCCCCAGCCGGAAGGCGGCTCCCGCAAGGACGCTTTCTGTGCGAGGATGGGCGGTATGAAGAAGAAGTTAACCAGCGAAAAGACCGCAAAAGATCCAGATTCACGGATCAATAAAGCGTTGAAGAAATGGAAATGCTAGATCTCAATACAGTTTGGTCGGCCACATTAACATTGTTAATGTCAGTTATGGGTTATATCGTGAATGAAAAGTTTCGCGAGTTGTCCCGTATTACGATTCTTTTGAACAAAACCCGTGAGGAGGTTGCCCGTGATAACGTTACTCAAGCAGAAGTGGATCGCATTACGAACCACATTGACCAACGCTTTAACAAACTTGAAGCAAAAATTGACCAGCTTATTCAAGCGGGGCGATAATGCCAAGCAAGAGTAAAGCGCAACACAATTTCATGGCGGCGGTGGCTCATAACCCAGCGTTTGCCAAGAAAGCAGGCGTCCCACAGTCTGTGGGTAAAGATTTTAATGAGGCCGATAAAGGCCGTAAATTTGCAAGAGGTGGTGACACTATGGCTAAAAAAGATTCTGAATTTGATGATGACGTTGCTACGGTAAAACGCGCTCTGTACAAACAACCCGGCGATGCAACGCTTTACAGTCGTGAACGTGGGCTGAAACCCGGTATGGCGCGCCGCCGTCTTGATGAACGTGGCGTTGATGTTCGTGCTCTGGCTGCCAATGAGGCAAATCCAGAGGATCTTGGTAACTTTAAAAAAGGTGGCAATGTGAAAAAAATGAATATGGGCGGATATGCAGGTGGCGGTATGCCAATGGTCATGAAAGATGGACAAAAAGTTCCAGCTTTTGCGGCTGACGGTAAGGGCAAGATGGCTAAAGGCGGCATGGCTAAAGCAGACATGAAGCAAGACAAGTCAATGATGCAGAAGGCCGTGAACAAACACGAAGGCCGTTTGCACAAAGGCTCAACCATGACCAAGCTGGCCAGCGGCGGCGCGGCCAAGAAAATGAACATGGGCGGCATGGCTTATGCAAAAGGCGGCTATACAAAAGCGGCTGATGGTATTGCTACTAAAGGCAAAACCAAGGGCACTCAAATTGTCATGAAGCGCGGCGGAATGTGTTAAGGAGCTGATATGCGTGAAGACCCATACGTATACGGCGGTTCTACCGACATGGAACTTGAGCTTGAAGACAGACTTCGAGAAAAAGCCGGTGCTGGCCGTGGCGGTCAAGGTGGCCCTACAGCTAAAGAGCTGGCTGACTATGAACGCAAAATGAATCGTGGCATCTTTACTGAAGGTATGAAGCCACCTCAAGATGTTGATGGCGGTTCAGCTGCTCCTAAAAAGAAAGTTGTTAAGAAAGCCAGTGGCGGTATGACAGCTTCAAAACGTGGTGATGGTATTGCCCAGCGCGGCAAGACTCGCGGAAAGATGTGCTGATATGGCAACCGTAAAACCAGCTGCTAAAGTAGTTAAGTCTTTAAAGAAGGCTGGGTTTTACGGCGCCAGCAAACCCAAACGGTTGGGTATTATTAACAAAGTTACGACTAAACCCCAGCGGATAGAAATGGTTGATAAATTGTTTCTAGCCAAGAAAGCTAAAGGTAATCCTAAATGATGGCAAGCCGTGGAATGGGCGCTATGCGCGCCTCAAAAATGCCCAAAGGTGTACGCAAAGAGCGTAGGGATGACACTGACTTTACTGAGTACGCTGATGGCGGGCCTGTTGGCTTGTATGCCAACATTAACGCCAAGAGAAAACGTATTGCAGCTGGCTCTAAAGAGAAGATGCGTAAGCCCGGCTCTAAGGGTGCGCCTACAGCTCAAGCATTCATTAACTCTGCTAAGACTGCCAAGAAATGACCACTACAGGAACCACAGCCTTTAACATGGAGTTCACCGAGCTCGCTGAAGAGGCGTGGGAGAGAGCTGGCCGTGAGATGCGTACAGGTTATGACCTACGCACAGCGCGCCGTTCTCTTAACCTGATGACGATTGAGTGGGCTAATCGTGGCATCAATATGTGGACGATTGAGACAGGGACAATTACTCTGACTCCGGGACTGGCTACATACGCTTTGCCTTTAGATACGATTGACTTGCTAGATCATGTGATTAGAACGCAAGCCAACAACTCATCAACTCAGGCAGATTTGAGTATTACGCGCATTAGCGTTTCTACTTATGCAACAATCCCTAACAAGTTGGTTCAAGGCAGGCCGATCCAAGTTTGGATTCAGCGTCTTTCTGGTGAAACTAATCCCACTGACATTGTACTTAGTGGCAACATCACATCGACCGACACATCAATCACGCTTAGTTCGGTGGTTGGACTAGCTGGGTCTGGATACATTCGTTTAGGCACTGAAGATATTTACTACACTTATATCAGTGGTAATGTGCTGGGCGGTGTGTTCCGTGGTCAGAACAATACAACAGCTGCTGCACAAACAGATGGAGCTGCGGTGTTTGTACCCCAGTTGCCCGCTGTAACGGTGTGGCCTACGCCTGATAACTCACAGCAATACCAGTTTGTGTACTACAGAATGCGCCGCATCCAAGACGCTGGCGCTGGTATACAAACATCCGATATGAATTTCCGCTTCCTACCATGCGTAGTGGCCGGACTAGCCTACTACATAGCCATGAAGGTGCCTGAGTTACAAGGCCGTCTGGATATGCTTAAGCGGGTCTATGACGAACAATATACTTTGGCGGCTCAAGAGGATCGCGAGAAGGCTACATTGAGGTTGGTGCCTCGTATAGCGTTCATTGGTGGTGGTACTTAATGGCAACACCGTTTGCATCCGGTAAATATGCTATTGCCGAATGTGATCGGTGTGGGCAGCGTTATAAGTTAAAGCAGTTAAAGATGGAGGTCATCAAGACCAAGCTTTATCAGCTAAAGGTTTGTGAAGCTTGCTGGGATCCAGATCAGCCGCAGTTGCAGCTGGGTATGTATCCTGTTTATGATCCGCAGGCTTTGTATCAGCCACGGCCAGACACAACGTATGTGACGGCGGGTTTGAATGCAGCGGGAAATTTAACTGGTGGTTCACGGGACATCCAGTGGGGTTGGAATCCAGTCGGTGGAGCTAGTGGTTTTGATGAATATTTAACACCTAACTACTTGGTTGCAACGGCATTTGTTGGTACAGTAACGATAACAGTTTCATAGGAGCTAAACATGGCATATACACGATCAGCAGACGGAGTCGCTAAAAAAGGTAAGACTGATGTTCACATCTTTCCTAACAGCGGCCCTTCTGTCAAAGAAACAAAGGGCGGAACAGGTAAGGGTAAGGGTAAAACCAACTCTGACATGAAAACCATGGGTCGTAATTTGGCAAAGATTGCCGCACAAAAGCGAGGCTAACATGGCTAAATACAGCAAGATGATGATGGGTAAAGAAGTTGGCGATGCCAAAGTCTACGCTCCTCCGCACACAATGAAGGGCGAGAAAGTCGCTCCTAAAGAAAATCCCGGCTCTGGTAAAAACTTAAGCCGTGCTGATACAGTAGAGATGACTGTTGGTAATATCAACAAATCATCTGGTGGCACACCTAAGACGTCCGGCATTAAGATGCGCGGCACTGGCGCGGCCACTAAAGGTTTAATGTCTCGCGGCCCAATGGCTTAAATTATGGCACTAACATACGCCCAACTTGTAGCTGCGGTAACTGATTACACGCAGAACACGTTTGACACGACTACGATCAATACAATGATCAAGCAGGCGGAGCAACGCATCTATAACACGGTGCAGATTGCCAACTTGCGTAAGAATGTCACGGGCGTTTTGGCAACCGGCAATAAGTACTTGGCTTGTCCAGAAGATTTTCTCTCGACATATAGCCTTGCTATCTACCCGTACAATGCAACAACAGCGACTGGTACATCTGCTGCCAAGACGATTGTTGTGGCCAGCGCTACAGGTATTGCTGTAGGCCAGCAGGTCACGGGTACAAATATTGGCACTAATGCTATTGTTCGTAGCATCAGCGGTACCACAATCACATTAACAGTGGCTAATAGCGGTACAGTGAATGGCGCGGTTGTGTTTCAAGGTGACTATCTGTACCTTTTGAATAAAGATGTGAACTTTATGCGCGAGGCATATCCACTAAGCGCACAGGTTTCAGAGCCCCGTCACTATGCTATCTTTGGCCCCCAGTCTGCCAACGTCAATGAGCTGTCGTTCATTCTTGGCCCTACGCCTAATGCCAATTACTACGCAGAGCTGCATTACTATTACTACCCAGAGTCTATTGTTACCGCGCTGACCACATGGCTGGGTGATAACTTTGACTCTGCACTGCTGTATGGAACTCTGTCTGAGGCCGGTACATACATGAAGAGCTCGCCCGAAGATGGGATGTATAAGCTGTATCAGGAACGTTATGTTCAAGCTATGGCGCTTCTCAAGAACTTGGGTGATGGTAAACAAAGGGCTGACGCATACCGCGATGGCCAAGTTAGGGTTGCAGTCTCATGAGTATTGTTCAGACCCAGACCACAAGCTTCAAGGCAGAGCTGTACCAAGGTATTCACGACCTTACTACAGACGTTATCAAGATTGCCCTGTATACAGCTTCTGCCGACTTGAATGAGAATACAACTGTGTATTCCGTGAGCACGCCCGGGCAGATTGCTAATACAGGCACTTACGTTGCTGGCGGTGCAACATTAACACCTATTACGGTATCGTCTTCTGGATACACGGCTTATGTGGGCTTCCCAAATGTATCGTGGACTGGGGCTATCACGGCTAGATGCGCTTTGATCTATAACTCAAGCAAAGGTAATAAGTCCGTTGCTGTGTTGGACTTTGGGTCTGATAAAACGTCAACGACAACTTTCACTATCACAATGCCAGTAAATGGCCCAACCACTTCGTTAATTCGTAGTTCTAATTAAGGAGCCTCACATGAGCTTGGACAAAATCACCGCTACCGATCAAGTAGCAGCAATCACAAAATACAACACCATGCCTACTGATGAGATGGCTATTCATGGTACATACCATGCTATTTGCTACAGCATTGATGGCTTTGTTAAATGGGACGAACCCATCCAGAACTTGGTAACGACTGTTGGTAAGAACTTGACCTTAGATACTATCCTTGGTAACTCAGCCGCTGGCGCAGTTGTGATGGGTCTAAAGGGTGTGGGTTCGGCTAACGTAGCTGACACACAAGCTTCCCACGCAGGCTGGTTAGAAGTGGGTGGTACTAACGCCCCTGCTTACTCTGGTAATCGTCCTACACCTTCTTTTAGCGCGGCTTCTGCTTCGAGTAAAGCTACGTCTTCTGCTGTGTCATTTGCTATGACTAGCACGGGTACTGTGGCTGGTTGCTTTATTAACATTGGCGGTAGCGCAACTAAAGATTCAACCACTGGCACATTGTTCTCTGCGGGTGATTTCTCTAGTTCTAAGGCTGTTGTTAACGGTGACACGATTGCGGTAACGTACACATTAACATTGACTTGATATGGCGTTAGCTTGGGGTGACGGCGCATGGGGTGATAACGCATGGGGCGGGGGAGAGACTTTCCCTGTCAGCGTTACTGAAACCGCCCTTATTGCCGACTCTCAAGCCGCTGGGTTATTGATTGATGTAAGTATTACGGAGTCGTTGACCGGCGGGACGGCTTGGGGTCAAGATGCTTGGGGTTCTGATTCGTGGGGTGGTACAGCGGGCATTCAGGATATTCAGACTGTAGCTCTGACTGTGAATGTAGCGGTGGATGAATCTGCCGCTATTACTGAAGCGCAGTCTGTTGTTGCTGGGTTTGTGGGTTCTGTTACTGAGACAATGGCTATTGCTGAGGATAATGCAGCAATTACAAGTTATAACGTCAGTGTGGCAGATAGCCAGACCATTACGGATGATGAGGCGGCGCAGACAAGCTATAACGAGAGTGTGTCAGATTCGTTAGGAATTGTGGATGTAGAGACGGCAGTTGCTACATTCTTAGGTGATATATCAGAGTCGATTGCAATAGCAGAAGCGCAGGTGGCTGTGCTGATTGTGACCATCGTAGAGTCGATGGCTATTGCAGAAGGAACGACTGTAGGAACGTATTACCAAGAGTTTTTAGATGAATCTGTTGCAATCACGGATATAAATACTGGTGGTGCAAACTACCAATTGAGCCGGACGGAAACGATGGCAATAACGGAAATAAACGGTGGGCGATATTTTTGGGAAATTATTGATGACACAGAGGTCGCAAACTGGCAAAATATCAGCAATCCGCAAACACCGGGCTGGGCTGCTGTTGATACAACGGAATCTCCCGGTTGGACAGTAATTTCTACTCAGTAGGAGAATTAAATGGCAAACACATCGCTAATTGGACTAACCCTCCCAGTACAAGGAACTCTATCCGGTAGTTGGGGGAATACGGTTAACAACGCGATCTCCCAGATTATTGATGTTGCGGTAGCTGGCACACAGACAATTACAACTGATGCAGATATTAACTTGGCGGTTACAACAGGTACTGATTCAAGTACAGGTCTAACAGCCAATAGCTCTCAGTATGCGGTTCTCCTGTGTACTGGCGCACGTACAGCACTGCGTTTCATTAATACTCCAAAGCAGAGTAAGACCTACGTTGTTATCAACGATACGACAGGTGGTTTTGCGGTAACAGTACGTGGTGGCCCTTCAACTCCTACAACGGGTGTAACGGTAGCTGCTGGTACACGGGCAATCATTGCTTGGAACGGTTCTGACTTTGTAAACGTTGGCGGTGGCTCTGCTGGTGGCTCTAATACACAGGTTCAGTTCAACAGTTCTGGCTCATTTGGTGGTTCTGCTAACCTGACATTTGACGGCACAACGCTGACGGCCAATGATTTAATTGACTCTTCGCTGACAGCTAACAAACCTGTATTTACAAATGGCACTAAAAACTTGGTGTCTACTGGAACTCTTGGTGTTGATCAAGGCGGCACAGGTCTTACTACTTTGACAGCTAACAATGTCATTTTGGGTAATGGAACATCAACACCAACTTTTGTAGC